GGAAGCGGATAAGTGCCTTCACCGGGACGATAGAACTGACAATAGTACAATTGCTTTGATTCTCTCGTGATGGGGTTGTAAGGTTGGTAATGAATCTTCTCCGCTTTGGTATCAGTCCAATCCGCACAATACACATACTCACCTTCAAGACCTTTGCGAACATCCTTGAATGGGATGTGATAGTATTCGCTTGGTGCGGTCTTGGCTTTGTTCCAAATAACCTCCACACAAAACCCATTGAACAACTCTGCATCGTATGCAATCTTTGCTTTGAGTTCCTCATAGGTCTCGTAAGCGTTGATGTTCTTTAGTTTGGCTTCGGCTTTGGCGATGTCGGTGGTGTTTTGTCCGAAAACATCAGTACCAATACCAGCAATATAAGAAGCTTTTGCAGAAACGATAGCATTGTGCTTGGGTGATTTGTTAAATAATTCAACGAGAAAATCGGGATAGAGATTGTCTGCTCCGAAAGTCACGAACCCCTTTGCCTTGTTCTCCTTGAACACAGGCAGTTTGTTGTCGTGAAAATTGATCCTTTGGAATATCATCACCTACAAATAGCAATCAATCCTTTTTGTTTGAGAACTTGTCTATTGATGTGAATCCAAGACAAGCAATCACAATGAACTCAACTGCACTTACCAGTTCAGGAGAAGGTACAATATCAGCTGGGGACAAACTATTATGAGCCATTGTGCCAAACAAAACAAAAGCACCGATGATGCCAACGAATCGTTTTGATGACATCTCTCCTTTGTCACCTGTGAAAATTTCTAAAATGCGTTTCATATGTCGGAAGATAGCAAAAGTGTGTATGTGAAAGAGTTTCCGTGCAACGATGCTGCCTTTTTGACAATAGCCATAAACGAATCAAAGTCCGCTGACTTCTTGAACACCTGACATCCCTCGCTCCAGTTCTCAACATAGGTTGAATCTGCACCGGCTTTGTGAATGTTGATGCCGTAGATTCCTTCAGTAATGACCTTCTCATCAAATGTCATATCCTTATTGCTATCTCGGTATACCTTGAGTGGTTTCACTTGTCTCAACGCTTCGTATTTGCCTTGATGCAGACCGATGGCGTGGCTTCCTTTATACTGACCGGGAACTAAACGAGCAACACCTTGAGCGTTGTGAAATTCTTTCACTCCCTTTGTGCCGGGATCGGTTGTCGCTGCCCATTGTTTGAACACCAATTCACCGTTCACTTTGTAGGATACGGTTAAAAGGTCATCAAATACATTGGTGACTTTGTTGCCGATGGTGCGGATGCCGATGATGTTCAGGTTGTAGTCACCATTCTCAAAGAATGCGTAACCTTTTGCCTTCATTGCTACTTTGATTTTGTCTATCATTTCCCTTGTCCTTTATATGGTTTGGAACTCTTGTGTTTGTTCTTGTGCTTGGTATGTCTGCCCAATTTGTTTTTGGGTTTAGCCCGAAATGATGTGATGTTTACTTTGGCTGCCATAGGTACATTCTAAAATAATCAAATTCTTCCTTTCCACCTTCGGATAGATAGTTCAAATACGCATCATAGATCACTCCTTTAAACTCAATTGGTGTGGTGGTGGTATCTAATCCAGCACCTACCATCTTCACGGCATACACCTCCATTTGGTCTTGAACAACTTGCATCTGTTGAACCACGGCTTCGGCTTTCTTTTCAGCATTCACCACGGCTTCTTTTAATTCGGCTTTCTCTTGCACTTTACCTTCAACCATTTGTTCTCCTTTGGCTTTTGCCACGGATACAACTGCCGATGCTTGACGGAGATTTGATTCAACCTTTTTCAACATTGCTTCCACCTCGTCAATCGGTGGTGTTGTAACTGCCCCAACTGGGAAGGCAATCTCAATGGCTGCGATGAATAGACAAAAGAAAATGACAAAGTACCTCATAATTTTTTTACCGTGTTAATGATGCGAAGTTCAGTAATGGCAGCAGCCAATGCGGAATCGGATTTTTTTAAGGCATATGCAAGACGATCAATCTTCAAATCCAACGCTTCAATCTTCTTGTTGGAATTTTCAAGTTGCTCGGTGTACGATGACTTGACATCATAGTATAAATAGCTCACACCTACCAATGCAAGGAAAGCAACGCCAGCAACGGGATTCTTTCGGAATTGATCAAACGAAATTGGAAGCGGATTTGCGGATGGTTTTTTTACGGTCATTTGATGCGATTAATTTTTTTAGCCCAATAGATAACAGCCAAAACGCCCGAAATAATACCAAGAATCCCCACCCCAAAGGTAACCAAAGGTTGATAAATTTGAGCAAAAGTGATGACCGCTGACGAACCCGTGATAGCGGTGGCGATTGCTGCGGTGGTATCATTCAGGTTTTTCACTTTTTACAAATCAATTACATCTACATTGTCCAAGCCATAGATTGATTCAAGTGATTTCTCAACAGCATTTACAAGCAAGGTTTCTGCTGGGATTGTTTCGTAATCCGCAACGCTTAATTCCAAGCCTGAAAAAGTGGTGTTAAAATCTTCAATGCCTTGAATCGGGGCTTTGCCTTCTGCCAATGCTTGAACACTTGCAAAAACAAAGGTTGCGATTTGGGCGGGGATGATTCCGTCTTTTTGACTTTTTACATCGGCGTAACCTTCGGCGATTACTACGATTGAACCCGATGGGATTGATAAACCGCTTGTTAGGTTTACGCTTGTATTAATTTGAATTGCTTTCATATATTTACAAAATTAGAATAAATCGTTCCAAGTGCTACCATTGTAGCATTGTAATTTGTTAGTTGTGGAATCGTACAAAACCAATCCCGCTGCGGGTGATGCGATGGCGTTCTTTTGGGTTGTTGTCATTCGGGGTGGTAGGAATCCTTGTGTAGTTGAATCAACTTGCAATCTTGCCGAAGCACTTGCAAAACTTGCACTTCCAACACTTAATGAATGTCTAATAATTGCACCACCACCCGAAGCATCGTTAAATTCTGCTAACAAAGCACCATTGTTTGTAATACGCAAACCAACCCCAGAACCACCTTGCCAAATATCAATATCAGGGGTATCGTATTTTATTTGTAAATATGTACCAAATCTTGCACGATTTACCAACGATGCAACCGTCCCAAATACCACTCCATTATCATCGGCAATTTTTAACAACTGCGTCCCCGCACTATTCTGCACCAAAAGCGATGTAGTGGCGGATGTTGAGCCACTGCCTACAATGTGGGTTCTTGCTGATGCGGATGCCGTTCCAATACCTACATTTCGTGATGCATCAATTCGCATTGCTTCCGAACCACCACCATAAATTGTTGCAAAATAACCACCAGAAGCATTGAACCACCTTACCTCGCCCGTATTTAAGTTCATACCAAAGGTTGACCGAATAGTCCCACCATTGGCAAACCCGATATTAGAAAAATTGCCCGTACCCCCAGTTTGATTAATTAAAAGCCCGTTTAATGTTGATGATGAGTAATTAATTTGCAATGCAGTTGTTGGCGCATTTGTGCCAATACCTAACCTTTTATTTGTATCATCCCAAAAGAAGTTAGCGGCATCACTATTGAACGCTGAACCCGCTGAAAACTGAATAGCACCCGATACACCGCTTGGTGGGGTTGTAGGTGTTACAATGTTACCCGCACCCAAAACACTTGTTCCATTGATGGTTTTAATGTTTGTTCCTGATACCAAAGTATCTTGTTTTGTTGCAAGAGCAGTTGTCACCGCAGTTGTTGTCGGTAGATTTCCCAACTGAACTTTTGTGGTGGTGTTGGTTGCTATGTCTACAACTGGAAACACATCGTCCGTTGTTGGGGTTGTTAATTCAGTTAAGTCAGTTATTCTCTTGTTGCTCATAATTCTAAAAAGTTGCCGTCTTGAGTTCTCAAGAAGTCATTGTTTTGTGATAGTAAATAGCCAATAAATTTCTTGTCAAATCCGAGATAGTCACCATCTTGAGTTGTCAAATACGCTAAATCTTGCGTAATCAAAAAGTCAAATGTATCTTGAATGATTGTTTCACTCAATCCGGGAGTGTAACTCTTCGCAGATATTGTCGGTGTGTTTTGCTTCGCTTCTATCGTTGGCACATAACTTTTCGCACTCTGCGTGATGTTTCTTTGCTTGTTGCTTTGCTGAAAAACATAGGTTTTCAAATTAAGCGTGTAATCAACTTTCTTTGATGTCAGCGAAGGTTTGTATACCTTGCTTGTCAAAGTGCGGTTAGATTGCTTTGAAACAAGCGTAGGGACATACTCCTTTGAATCAATGAAAGCAATTCCCTCAAATCCCAAGAAAGAAGCATCTTGAGTTAACAATGAATCACCACCTTGAGTGGCTAACCCAAAAAAAACATCAACGGGCGATGATGGCAATATGTTGTGTTGCTTGTTCACGCTGGTGAATAGAACACTTCAGGTTGCTCAACTAACTGACATTTTAAGATTCCAGTTTCCACAAGCTCATTTGCAAGGTCAGGATTCGTGTTGACTGCGGATGTTTGAGCATACACTTTGTATTCGTACTCCCCATTTAATAGTGTGAAGGTCGTTCCCTCAACAACGGCAAACTGATTGTATCTTTCTTTGAATGCAGAAATGTCAGCCAAGATGACATTGACAACTTGATCCGTCAGCAGATGCGTCATATTAAACAAGAAATATGGATTGGCAATCGTGACTTTTTCGGTCAGCGTTAAATACCAATTCTTTGATTCTGCTTTTTCAATTACCAACATCTCTACAAAATAGCGATGCGAAATTTATGTAACAAAAAAGGGAGAGCATTTGCCCTCCCTCTTTCTCCTATGAATCAAGAACCAATTAGATACCTAAACTGGTAACAACTGAACTCTGCAATTTGTAAGGTGCTTCCGCTTCAATCGCTGACAAGGTAACCTCATATCCATTTGAATCACCCATCGCAGTACCGGTGTTGGCAACCATAGCGGTCACATCACATCCGTACTCCTTACCGACCAAGAAATACTCATCGTTGTTGTTTTTCACGATGCAGAAACATCTGCCTTGTGCCAACAATTTCATTTCATTTCTTTTGGTGGTTGACAATCTGCGAAGTTTGAAAGCAACATCCGACTGGTTGAAGGATGTGCCATTCTCTACACTCACATTTGTGGTGATTACCATTGATCCAGTTGCTTTTGGAAGTTCGTAAGTATACACGCTACCACTTGCAACGCTTGTTGCGGTAACTTCTCCACTTGCAACGGTGAATCCTGAAG